ACGGGCAGCGGAAAGAGTTTGATGATCTATTCCCTCGTCAGATACTATACTGCTACCAACAAGAAAACGCTCATCATCGTCCCTACTACGTCCCTGGTAGAACAGATGGTCAATGACTTTAATGACTACGGGTGGAATGCTGACGATCATGTGCATAAGATATATTCGGGCAAGGATAAGAATACGGATAAACCAATTATTATTTCAACCTGGCAATCTATCTACAAGTTCCCAAAAAGATACTTTGATGATATTGACTGTGTTATCGGTGATGAAGCACACCTATTTAAGTCGAAGTCCCTCACAGGAATCATGACTAAACTACACAATGCCAAGTACCGTTTTGGTTTTACAGGGACACTTGATGGTAGCAAGACACACAAGTGGGTACTAGAAGGATTGTTTGGAGATTGTGAAAGAGTAACTAAAACAGATGATCTAATTAAGTCAGGTTACTTATCCAAGTTTAGGATAAAGGTGCTGCTGTGTAAACACGCGCCCCAACATTTTGACACATATCATGACGAGATGGAGTATCTTGTCGAACATAAAGGTAGAAATAATCTAATCAAAAACCTTGTCAAAGATATTGAAGGCAACACTCTAGTTCTATTTAACTATATCGAGAAGCATGGGGAACCACTTTTGGAACTGATAAATAGCAGTATAGATCCATCGCGCAAGGTATTCTTTGTGCATGGTGGCACAGATGTAGAGGACAGAGAAGAGGTTCGTCAGATTACTGAGACTGAGAACAACGCTGTTATTATTGCCTCATATGGCACCTTCTCTACAGGCATCAATATTAAACGATTGCACAACATTATATTTGCTTCTCCTAGTAAATCGCGTATTCGTAATTTACAGTCTATTGGGCGCGTATTAAGGAGAGGCGAAGGCAAAGACATCGCAACCTTATATGATATCGCTGATGACATCGGCGGTCAAAATTATACTCTTAGACATTTGAATGAAAGAGTAAACATTTACAATGAGGAAAACTTTAAGTATGAGGTGATCAGAGTAAACCTTAGAGCAAATTAATATGGACGAAGAATTTTATGCAACAGTAAAACTAATATCAGGTGAGGAAATTGTTTCTAAAGTATGTTACTTGGAAGATGAAGATAAAGTCTTACTAGAAAACCCTCTCCAAGTTGAACTAGCAAAACAAAGAAAGGGTCAATTAGAAGTGTCTGGTTTTTCTTTTCGAGAATGGATCAGCGCCACGTTTGACAACATGTTTATTTTAAACAGAAGTCACATCTTGACTATGACAGAAGTTGATGGTCAGATTGTAGAGTTCTATGAAAAGACTTTACAAAGACTAGAGAATGGTAAGTCTCTTACGGGTAGAGGAAATAAGTTACCTAGAGGATCTGGTTACCTAGGTTCCGTAAAAGATATGAAAAAGACTTTAGAAGATATATTTAATAAAAGCTAGTATGACCTTTGAACCTCGACAAGGTTAATTGTACTGAGTTTCTGAGGTCTTGTCAACCCCCTTTACAAACCCCTTTACAAAGACCATTCAACGTGTTACACTGGTAACATGATAATGGTAAAAACCATGACACCTGCCGTAATGACCCGTAAAAAGACAGAATACTATGTAAACAATAAAGAGTTCCTTGCTGCCATCACCGAGTATCGGCAGAAAGTACATGATGCCAAGGAACTTGGTCAACCACGTCCTCGTGTCACGAATTACCTTGGAAGTTGTTTCCTAAAAATTGCAACACACCTATCTTATAAACCGAACTTCGTCAACTATATGTTCCGTGAGGACATGATCTGTGACGGCATTGAGAACTGTCTCCAGTATATTGACAACTTCGATCCAGAGAAATCAAAAAATCCATTTGCTTACTTTACACAAATCATTTACTACGCTTTCCTTAGACGTATTCAGAAAGAGAAGAAGCAACTAGAAATTAAAGGAAAGATTTTGGAGCGGTCAGGATATGATGAGGTCATGCATACTGACACATATGACGGCAGTATGTCTGGCATGAATGCTTCCTATTCTGATATGGGTAGCATTAAAGAAAACATTGAAACTAAAATGAACCGATGAGTGGAGATCATGAAACCTATGAATGGTTTGAAACACAGTATGGATCGTTCCGTGTTGAGAAAAAACGATTTGGAACGTGGACTAGCTATGGTAAGGATGGCAAGGAACTCATCACAGGCGGTACGCGGGAAGCTGTCATGGCGATGTCTCCGTTCCATCTCGAAGGCGTCGCTACAAATTGGGCAAACGCTAGAGTATCAGACCCGTATGACGGGACCGTTGGAGGAAAACTATGAAACAAACTGAAAATTATGAACAACTCTTTGAAAGATTTACAAAGAGAATTGACCAAGTAAGTAAGCAAGTTCCTAAAAATACTGTCGAAGCAGAAAAACAAAAAGAACAATTAGATTACTTGCGTGGATGTAAAGATACGATAGACTATCTAATGTCAGGTAAGTTGCCTAGAGATGGCAATCACGACGGTATGAAAGATCATAAACCCAAATGAAAATCGCACTCATTACTGACCAACACCTTGATGGTCGCAAAGGCAACATTAACTTCTGGAATTACTTCCAAAAATTTTACGACAATGTATTTTTTCCAACTCTTGAGAAAGAAGGTGTCCGCGTGGTCTTTGATCTTGGTGACACTTTCGATAATCGAAAGTCTATGGACTATAATACTTTTAATCGTGTTGACGAAAACTATTTCAAACGATTGGTAGATTACGAGGTTCATATGATCCTTGGTAATCATTGCACGTATTACAAGAACACAAACAAGATCAACTCACCTGAACTTCTTCTAGAGAAGTACAAGAACATCAATATCTATTCTGAACCCAAAGAAATTTTGATGGGTGAAAAATTATTCTTGATGATGCCTTGGATTAACAAAGAGAATAATGCAGAGTGTCTGAAAGTTATTGCTAACAGTAAAGCAGACATTATGTGTGGTCATCTAGAGTGTGACGGATTTGAAGTTACACCAGGAATGAATTTTGAAGGTGGTTTTAAAGTATCTGACTTTAAGCACTTCAAACGTGTATGGTCTGGACACTTCCATCACAAATCCAAAAGAGCAAATGTTCAGTATCTTGGCAACCCCTATCAGATGTTCTGGAATGATTATAAAGACGCTCGTGGTTTCCATATCTACGATACTGAAAGTGATAGACTTAAGTTTATCCCAAATCCCTACGAGATCTTCGACAAAATCTTCTATGACGACGCAAGTCTGGACTACAACAAACAAGATGTGTCTAGTTATAAAGACAAGTTCATCAAACTCATCGTCGAAGAGAAGCGAGACTACCAGATGTTTGAAACACTGGTTGATCGTCTTTACAACGTAGGAGCACACGATGTCAAAATTGTAGAGACCCTAGTTGATACTGATAGTGTAGAGGATGCAGACCTTGAAACTAAAGATACAATGACACTTCTCAACGAATACATTGATGAGGTAGAGATTGCCGTAGACAAGACTGAATTGAAGTCTTTAATGAGAACACTATATATTGTAAGCTGCAATGTTGTCTAATGTTCGTCTTAACACTAGAAAACCATCCCGATGGTGTATACTCTGTGTTTGACGATGCAGAAGATAGGGTCATACCCATCTTCATAGAGAACGATGATGCTGAGAGATACCTAATGATGATGGAGGATGATGAAGATTATCCGCCAATGCAGGTTGTGGAAATGGAAGATCATGTTATAATTGGAGCATGTCAAGACCGTGGACAGAAGTTTTCCATAATCACACCTGACGATTTTTTGATACCCCCTGATGACCCTGAAGAATGATTATCTTTGAAAAAATCCGCTGGAAGAATTTTTTGTCCACGGGTAATGTGTATAGCGAAATTGATCTGGAAGCAGGTAGAACAAATCTAATCGTTGGTAGCAACGGAGCAGGTAAGAGCACCATCTTGGATGCCCTTACCTTTTCTTTGTTTGCAAAACCGTTTCGTAAGATTAGCAAAGGATCTCTG